ACAGGCGAAGAAGAGATATCGGGTAATGTGATACCCTGCACAAAGAACTCTACGTGAGGCAAACGACTCATCGTAAAGCGAAACTCATTAGGATTGAGAAAGTTTTGTAATTGGCTCATTTTGTCCTCACTTAATCTACAATACTATTTATAGTCAAAAAAAAGGGCGCTCCGAAGAACGCCCTAATCTGTTCAGTTCACTGACTTCCCGTCAGTTCTGACTTCTTATTATAGAAGGTTGGTGATGATAGAGCGTCTGTAGTAAACGTTTGCGTTTGCTGTCAGAGCGCCTGTACCCGCCGCCGCACCTGGTGCAAATGGATTTGCAACCATGCCGTAACGAGTTTTGAATCCTAGCTTCGACTGGAAGCTATTCTCACCAACTGCACGTACCATTTGTAGCGGTACATATGGGCAGTAGAAGATACCAGCGTCAAATGCGCTAGAACCTTTATAACCTACTACCATGTACTGTGCGCCAGCATATGGATCTACGTACACACGGAAGCGACCGTTAAGTACACCTACGAAAGTGTTACCAGTATCATCTGGGTTCAAGTTGTTGCTGTTCAGAGCAGGAGTGTAATCTAGTACACCAGCCATTTGAAGTGCAGATGCTACATCAGATGAACATAGGATGATGTTACCCTTGCCTCTACGTGTAGTTTTTGCAATCGCATTAGCTTCTTTTTCGATCTGGAACATCAAGCCTTTGAACTTCTCTACTGACCAACGACCGTTAGCATCAACATCTAAGTTGAAAGTACCTGCGGATGCTGTATCGGCAGAACCGGCTACTGCTGAGTTGTACACTGTACGAATTACTTCACGGTTGATTTCTGCAAGCAGTTCAGCCGATAGCATGTTCGCTAGTTCTGTTTCAGCGTCAAGACCGTGAATTGCTTTCAAGTCTTGTGCTAGTTCAGTTGTGTACTCTGCTTTCAACGCACGTGATTGCGCAGTAACAGACACTTTGTCGATTTGGAAAGACATCTCGCCAAAATCGCCACCACCTGTAGAACCAAGTTGTTCTGCGGCGGCAGTTCCCATACCAGTACCAGTTGTTACTGATGCTTGACCTGGAGCGTTTGAAGAGTGCGTACCAGCACCTGAGAAGTCTGTGTCAGCTTCGTTGTAGAAAGCTTCAGTCTTAACAGAGTTGTTTGCACCATCAACGTAGTTTGAACGCATTGCGAAGATCAGTCCTGTTGGACCAGTCATTGGCTGAACGCCAGCAATATCGTATGCAACTAGGTTAGGCATCGCACGACGGACTAGGGAAATAAGTACCGGATCGTAAGATTGCATTTCGCCTGTGTGGTTAACCGGTCCTACTTCTGCTTCTGACAAAAGTGATTGCGGTGAATATGAGTTACCCTCTCTGAGAGCAGTCTCGGTGTTTTCTAGCAAAGTAGCCGTTACAGCACTACGATGCTTGTCTGAAATTGGGTTAAGTGCTTCATGCTCAAGCACTGGGCCCCACTTTTTCATTAGTTCTTCGTTTCTCATCTGAATTCTCCTTTTGAGATTTTATCTTTTAGTATTTATAAAAAACTTATTTTGCAAGACGACCAATGCTATCGGCGTATAATGCGATGGCAGGATCAATAGCTGGCTTAGATGCCTCTTCCTCAACTTCTTCTTCAAGAAGTTCTGTCTCATCTGCAACTGGTGCAATTGATTCAGTGAAATAGTTATCTTTGATAGCTTCTAGTTTAACAGAGTAATCTTCTACTGTTTCAAAAGATACTCCTTCTGCTAGAACACCAAGCTTTTCAACCTGAGTATCTGTAAGACCCTCAGAGATAGTTTTGAATGCATCTGCTAACTCTAGTTGCTTTTTATCTTCTTTAAGCGCCATAACTTCTTCTACAACTTCGTTGTATTTAGTAGTTGACTCTTCAAGCTTTTCTTCCATCTCTGCTACAGCATCACGCTGTACATCATCGATTGAAAGGTTATGCTCTACAACCAGACCTTTTAGGCTATCTAGTAGGGACTCTGCAACTTCTACTTTGATGTTAGATTCCACTGCAACAGAATTTTCATCCATCCAGTTTTCAATAACGTAATCAAGGTAGGAGTCTACTTTCTCTACCAAATCTTCTACGGAAGCTTCGACTTGTTCAGCTAGATCCGCTTCAAACTTCTCTTCTAATGCCGCTTTTTGTACCAGCACTTTTTCGTGTACAGCCGCTTCAAAGACTGCTACGGTTTTTGTCTTAAATTCTTCTGAAAGCTCTTGACCTTCGAAAAGACCAGCAAAAGCTTCTTTAAGTCCAGTGTCATTAGTTCCTTTAGATGGACCGTCATCTTTGACTGTATCCGCTTTAGGATCTACTGATTGGTTTTTATCAGCTTTACGATTTTTACCCTTCGCCGCTCCGCCAGCTGGTGTTACAGGATCTGCACTTTCAGAATCCTCTCCAGTTGCCTTAGCTTCGTCAAGTTCCAAATCTAGCTTGTTTTCTAGTTCTTCACTCATTTGACTTCTCCTTTAACAAGTAATATTGTTCTCTATATTTATAATAATCATGTTTTCGACAGTGATTTGATAAACTTTTCAAAGATTACGGCTGCCTGCTCTTCCAACTTACGAGGATCGACTTTCGCAATTTCTTTAATCTCTTCTTCTATACGATCAAAAGCGTTAGCTGTTGTCCATGTAGAAGACGCAACAGCGTAGACCCAATCAACACCTTCCATTACACCCTTAACGAATGCATCTGGTGCAGAGGGATCAGCTACGATATCTCCTGCTGTAGCAAGCATGAAATCGTTTTGGACTTCCATGATACCTTGCTTGTTCTTTTTGATAGAACCCATACCACGAGACGAAATGCCTAAATTAGCACCCTCATCGATTAGGCTCTTCACGATTTTACCCATAGGCGTTTCCATAATTTTGGCACGCCCGATTACATTAGACCCGTCTTCTTTTAGTTCTGTGAACATGTGAGAGACACGATCCAAATTGATAGTTGGTCCAGCTGGGTGACCAAGTTCTCCGTAAGCACGTTTCGCTTCAACGTAGTTTTTGTTGTAGCGATTCATCTCACGTATTAATGTTTCTTTAGGGTAGACACGACCATTACGATTCTGTATGTCACCTTGCATGATAATACCTTCGATAAAGTAGTTCTTACCTTTAGTATTACCCTCTTCATCCAGGATATCTTCTGAGATGTATTGTACGTCTTCAACGATTTCTTTAATTAGTAGTGACATTATTTCTTCGCCTTACTGAAAGCGAAGTCAACCATTTTCATGAACATGTTTTCGTTCTTGCCAATAGCGTCAGCAAACTTCTTTTGATTAGAGCCGTTTAACGCATCATGTACTTGTACTAATGCGCTTGCTGTAAACATGTCAATGCGTGGTTGAGTGCCATCGCCGAGTTTAATTCTTTTGTTTTGTTTAGTTTTGACAATCTTACGTAGATCGTCAATAACTGCTTCGCTCAGATTGCTTTCGGATACACTCTGCTCTTCCATGTCGCACTCATGATCTTCGCCTTTTTTATATGTAGCACCGCACTCTTCACATTCAATAGAACGCTCTTCATACACTGCTTCATCGTCATCACGATCTGCAACACGTTTTTTCTTTTTAGTCTTTGCTATAAACTGATCATCTTTAGCAACAGGATGATCTTTCTTATCTACGATATGTTTATCTACAAAGTTTTGCTCATCAGGTGACTTAATCTTGTCAACTGTTTCTCCGAGCATCTCCTTAAAGCTTTTCATCTGATCACCTTTGTTTAATCTTCGTCTTCTTCGTCATCATCATCTTCGTCTTCGTCCTCATCATCGTCGGCATCTTCGTCTTCTTCTTTGACTTTTTTGCCTTCGTCAATTGAGTCTTCAACTTCAACTTCGACTTCTTCTGTTTCTACTTCTTCTTCAACAGCAACTTCTTGGGCACCGAACATGTCATCGTACTTTGTTTCAATAGCACTTCCCATCTTCTCAGCCATAATTGCGTCAAACGTTTTTTCGAATGCACCAGCATCTTTAGTATATGCTTGGTTAATCAGGTCTTTAATACTCATAAGTATCTCCTTTTCTAATTCTAATATTATTTATGCAAAATCGTTATTGTCTGTTTCATCTTCTTCAGGCTCTTCGCCTTCGGCTTCAATCTGCTTATCAACGTTTGTAATTTCATCTTCAGACATATAGAGAACGTTCTTACGAATCCACTCTTTAGAATAGTACTCACCTTTGTACTCATCAATGTCACGCAAAATCTGCAAACGGTTTTGTAGAATTTCAGATGTCTTCAACTCTTCAAAATGATTATCAGACATAAAGTCATATCGTATTTGTGCTTGAATGCCAGCCCACTCTTCTGGTGCAATTACACCTTTTAGAATAAGTTGCTTCTCAAGTATCTTGTCAAACAAGATAGAAAATCTAGCACGTAGTCTACGAATAAACTTACTAAACTTAACTTCATCACGACTAATCTCTGATGCTCTTCCTAATGAGAAGCCTGCATCACTCTCTAAACGAGAAACAGGAACGTTCAACGCTTTGAACAAACGCTTTTGGAAATATTCGACATCATCTAGTTCGCCTAGATTTTGTCCACCTGGTAGAGTCGAAATCTCTGTACCACGACCACCCTCTCTTCGAGGCAACCAAAAGTCATCAGTCATTGACATATGACGACGGTCATCCTTGACCTCCCCCGATGTCGCATCATATACTAAACGATTCTTGTGTTTAGTCATCATATCACGTAGATATTGTTCTGCTTTCATTTTAGGCAGATTACCTACATCAATATAAAAAATTCTTCTTTCTGGCGCACGTGAGATACGATAGATAACTACTGCATCTTCCATAATGCGCAACTGGTTCAAAGGCTTGTGTGCCTTGTGTAAATGAGACAGTACTAATGTAGTGTTCTCATTCAGTAAACCTGAGTTACAATTTACAATAGAGTCTCTTGCAATACGTAACCCTGCGGCGTTTGTATTATTAAGATCATATCCACTACCTATAGTTCCACTATTGGTGTTGTGAAAACCCTTCTCATTATAAATGTAATACTCGTTTTTGATACGTTTAAAGAAAGTTGAATTGCCACTCTTTGTAGTGCTTCTTTCTTTGTCAAACTCTCTAATCTTACGTAGCTTACGTGGATCAATGTATCGTAACTCTAAGATACCTCTCTTAGGTTGCTTCTCATCAATCATCACGTGAAAGTTTAATCTACCATCAACGTACCATTTTGTAAAAATATCATATCCATGATTTGAAAAGTCTAATAGTCTAAGACAATTATCAAACTCTTCTCTAATTCTTTTCTTAATATTATCTGGTAAGTCTACGTCATCTGTTACACACTCAACAGGTTTGCTGTCGTATGTGATATTAATAGACTCATTCACAATATCATCAACTGCCATTTGAACTTCTGGTTGTTGCATCATACCACGGTATTTCTGCACTAACTCAGCTTCGGACTTAGCAGTACCCTCTAAATCGATAAAACTACTTACAGCGCCGCCAGTAGCCGTAACGCTTACTGCGCCATCGTCATTGTTCGGTTCTGCGAAGGAACGTAAATTCTTGTTCTCTTCGTTTTTTCGTTTTATTTCAAATCCAAATAATTCCATACTTCATCCTTTAATAAGAGAGAGGCATTATACCCCTCTCTTTACTTAGTCATTCTGGATTAAGCGTTTGTGCCAGCGTTACCTGTTGCGCCACCGCTTACTTCCCACCAATCATATTGGAATGTCACATCAAATCTTTCAATGTCATCTGTAGTTGACCAATCCATTGTGATTGCCGCTACAGTTGTTGGGAATAGTCCATTAAATGTATATTCACGTAGTGGAACACCAGTCTTAGAATACTGAATGATCTGCGCCTGAGATTTATACTCAGATGCTTGTGCAGTATTCAACTGTCTTTGGTTGCCCTGGTGACTATTGATAGAAGCCATCCAGTTTTCCATTGCGTTGCGAACTAGAAAATCTTCATCGTTCATAATAGTCACAGTCCATTCAGCGAATGTTCTGTCACCTGCTAGTTTTACTTTGCGCCCGAAGTAAGGGATTTCAATAGTCCCTAACGTTGATTCGGGTAGCTGTGCCGCTTGTACCATAAAGGGTGTCTTAAGGTCAGCAATTCCATTGATCGGATTAGTAATCTGAACTTGGAAAAGAGACGCTTTAGCACCCCCGAAGGTTAGCTGGCTCTTGATTTCATTAATGTTGAAAGCCATTGTGCGTTATCTCCTCTTTCTTTTATTTATGTTACTGACCAACGATCTCTGAGAATTCAACACCAGTTCTAACTGCAACAAAGTTGAGTTGGATGAAGTTGATAGCACGTGCAGGCTTGATATAGATATCGCCTACAAACTGATTGCTGTCAATCACCTGTGAAGTGTTGTTAGTCTCATCGCAGACAACTCTGAAGTCATAGATACCTCTACGACCTTGAACATCTCGTAAGAAAGGCTCAACTAGATTGCGGAACTGCGCTCTGGTAAACTCATCGTTAAATTCGAATAGAGTAGACTTAGAAGCAGTTGAGATTGCTTTTTCAAGAACGATAAACAAACGGCGGACGTTAATTCGGTCGAATGCACTCGGTTGGTTCAAATATGTTTTATCACCAAATAGTAGCGTACCTTGCCCTGCTTGTGTGATAACGGGGTTGATACCGTTTTTGTACAATAAATCACGATCTGTCTTAGTTGGGTTTAATGCCAACTTAACAACGTTCTTAATTCCACCACGACTATAGCCTGCTGGTGAGAACCAAGGATCACGTGCATCGTCTGTTCTTGCACATAGACCTGCTACATCACCGTTTAGTGGAATCCAACGATATACATCGTTGTACTTATCGTACTGATACTTATGTCCACTGTCTACAACTGCGTAAGACGATGATGATAGTGTTGATACTGCTGTAACGATATCTTGTGCTGATGCTGTGTTAGGTACATCTGGTGTGATAAACGCCATACAGTCTTTTCTAGTTTCTGCGATATTATCAATCACGTAGTTCTGTACAACCAAATCTGGGTGACCAGTAAGAAGTAGAGACACATCAATGTTCTCAGCCGCTTTAAACTTGTCCCAACCTAGTCCAACTGGACCCGCACCGATTGCTGTTTCACTCGAACCGTCTGCGCCAGTTGTAAATGCTTCTACTGCCGAAGTACCTGCAAATGTCACGCCGCTCTTAACTCTTACATAGTTAGAGCTATTTTCTAGTACTTGATTGATATATGAAGTTGAACCGTCAAAGTTTTTGTCTGTAGCGGTATCGCCCAAGTTCTCAAACTTCTCTAGTACACCTGCTTTACCAGTAAATCCACCCTTATCAAGAACTATTACGTGAAATCCACGACCACCTGCTCCTGCTACGGGTGCAGAATCAAACGATGAAGCAAATTGCCATTGTCTGACGAAGGAAGCGGCGGCATGAGCCGCAGTTCCAACAAACTTTCTGTCAAAGTTAACTGTCGCAACAGTATGTGTACTGTTTGCGTTATCTTCAACACCAGTTACGACCAATTCTTGCCCTGCGACAATTACTGATTGACCAAGCGTAAGCCCGTGTGAGGGTGTTGTATCGTTTTCAGTGATAGTACCGATTGTGCTTGATGCTGGAATGTTCAATGTTTCGTTTACTGTAGTACCCGCATAGCCTGCGTTGTCACACCATGCAACTTCGATATCATTTCCTAGTGCGCCTTCGTAAGCGCCTTCGAAGTTTGTACCTGTTGCTTTTACGCCATTTTCGTGTACACGCTGAACATACAATGCATCACTGTATGATAAAAAATTCGCCGCTGTAAAAAAGGTTTCTGCATTCGACCAAGTTGTGTTGGCGAAAGGTTTGCCAAAACGGTTTACTAGGTCAATTTCAGAGCCGATTAGAACGGGTTCGTCGGTTGGTCCCCAACGAAATACGCCAGCGATAGCACCTTCAGTTGTAGCCACTGCTGGTACAACTGTTGTTAGATCGATCTCGCTAACGTTAACTCCTGGACTTAATTGAAAAGCCATCTCATTTCTCCTTGTCTATTATGATTTATAGATTTCAAATCTTTGATCTTTGTCGTTATATTTATAAAAAACTCATCTCTAGTAATTGAACCAGTTTCTGAAATCCCTTTCTCCCATAAGCTCGGAGTCCTCTTCGTGCATGTTATTGAAGCCTACTGGTAGTAAACTCTCCAACATTTCATCTTCATTTCTTTGCTTTAGTTTATTCATTGTATTGATATCAGTAATCTCTCTAAAGAAAGTTTGGTCTGATAGCCAAGCAAATAATACTAAACACATGACTAGATCATCATGGTTACCCGATTCCGCTTCGTAAGAGTTGCCTCTACGTGAAAACGTAGATAGTTCTCGTATCGTATCGTAATCATTAATTAAAATTTGATCTTGCTCAATGAGCATTTTTAGCATGTTACAGCCTATTGACTTTACAGATTTTGTGGTTCTAATACCTTTATCGGTAGACTTACCAAACCCACCTGAAATCCTTTTACCTGCTCTGCCTGCTGATTCTGTGTGCATAAGAGTTTCGACTTCGAATTCATAGTGTAAAATCTCAGATACTTGTTCACCTATGTCATTAATCTCAATTAATGTATATGCATCATTATATTGCTTTGTAGTTCTATATATTATTTCCGCATAATCTATTGGTGTGATCATGTTATCTCTGTATACGCAAACTTGTTTATAAGGCATACTAGTCACATCTATTATTTGAAATGCTGAATAGTCCAGACCTTTTCCTCTAGATACGTCTACTACACATACATACGTATGATCATCTTTTCGTTCTTCAAGTATTTTAATATTCTCTGCTTCCGCAAGAGGTTCTTTCCATACTAAAGATTTTAGTTTAGAGCCTTCGATCAAAGTACCAGATGACCCTAAAAACTGACATTCAAACTCTTGCGAGAACTTCTGATAGTCATTATCCATCGCCGCTAGAGTTTCGTCTTTCCACTTATCGTCACGACCTGGCACTCTTTGCCAAGGCACTTCGATAAAGATGTATCCATTACGACCTTCCTTTGCACCTTCACACGTTTTATAAAAATGATTTAAACCATTTGGTGTAGAGGTGAAAAGTATCTTTGTTGTAGTACCTGATGATATCGTAGGGAAGACTGAAGCAAAAAATTCATCCCAGTTCTCGACAAAGGCTGTTTCGTCAATGTATAGAAATGAGATAGACTTACCTCGAATAGCACTAGAAGAAGTAGCACCTGCAATGATCTTACATCCGTTCTCGAATTCAACGGAACCTTTGTTCCATTCAATGACCCCTTGTTGCATCCACTTTGGGAGTGCTTCATACGCTATCTTAATCCTATCAAGTATTTCACGGGCGGCATCGCCCTTGTTCGCTAATAGTGCAACAGTCTTATAATCATTGAATAGTACATAATGTAGAATTACTGCCACGGCTGTAGTTGTTTTACCTGCTTGTCGAGATGTGTTTACTGTCACACGCCTGTTGTGCGTGATAGCCTCGATAATATCTTTCTGATAATCATACATCTTAATAGGAATTAACCCATGATCAACATGTACGATTTTAATATACTTTTCGGAGAAGTAAGTGGGATCTTTAGCACATTTAACAAACTCGGTAACCATCTCTTGATCAAACTCAATGGTCATACCTTTGCGCTTGATATTTACATTACCGTTGTAACCCTTTATGTTACTTTCATC